TGAGCGCGACCTCAAGAAAGGCACCCGCTACTGGACCATTGAGGGGCGGCTGTGGTCCGAAGAGAACCCCGACGCGTACGCGGGCGTCCACAACTACGACGGCGTCATGCTCGTGCTGGACGAGTCGAGCGGTATTCCCGACAGCATCTGGTCGGTGTCAGCGGGCTTTTTTACAGAAAACACGCCAAATCGTTTCTGGCTGGCGTTTTCCAACCCCCGGCGTAACTCGGGGTACTTTTACGAGTGTTTCAACGCAAAACGGGACTTCTGGAACACCAAAATCGTCGATGCACGCGACGTCGAGGGCACCGACAAAGCGGTCTACCAGCAGATCATCGACGAATATGGCTCAGATTCGGCCCAAGCGCACGTCGAGGTCTACGGCCAGTTCCCCAACGCGGGCGATGACCAGTTTATCCCCAACAGCTACGTCGATGACGCCATGAAACGGCCCAAGCACAAGGACGACAGCGCACCGATCGTCATCGGCGTGGACCCGGCGCGGTTCGGTAGCGATGCCACCGTCATCGCCGTGCGGCAAGGCCGCGACATCGTCGAGCTACGCCGGCACCGCGGCGCCGACACGATGGAAGTCGTCGGCTACGTGATTGAAGCGATCGAGGACTACAACCCCGCGATGGTCGTCATCGACGAAGGCGGCCTAGGCGCAGGCATCGTGGACCGCCTCAAGGAGCAGCGGTATAAGATCCGCGGCGTCAACTTCGGCAACAAAGCGTCCAAGCCCATGATGTGGGGCAACAAGCGCGCCGAGATGTGGGGCGCCATGCGCGAGTGGCTAAAAAGCGCGTCCGTCCCCAACGAACGGATGCTGAAGTCGGACCTCATCGGGCCTATGACCAAGCCCGACAGCAAGGGCGCGCTGTTCCTTGAAAGCAAGAAGGATATGAAGGCGCGCGGGCTGGCCTCGCCCGACGCCGCCGACGCCATCGCCGTGACGTTTGCGTTCCCGGTCGGCCACCGCGAGGCACGCGAAGGGCGCGTTGACACTGGCCGCGCAAAAGGGTACGCTTCCGCCGGAACATCTACTAGCTGGCTGGGGTCATAGCATGTCTAACACAAAGCCGATCGGCGTAGCGTATTTGGATCAAGACATCATTGGGGCGGATTTTCTGCTGTGCGATGCGCAGTTTGGCTACACCGCCGCTGCGCAGGGCACCGTGACCCAAGCGACCAGCAAGTCTACCGCCGTCACGCTGAACAAGTCGGCTGGCCGCGTCACCATGAACGCCGCAGAGCTTGCGGCAAACACGGCGGTGTCGTTCACGCTGAACAACAACCTCATCTCGGCCAACGACATCGTCGTCACCAACATCTCGGCTGGCGGCACTGCGGCTGCCTACACGACCTACGTGTCGAGCATGACCACCGGGTCGGCGGTAATTACCCTGCGCAACATGACCGGCGGCGCGCTGTCAGAAGCGGTCGTAATCAACTTTGCGCTGATCCACTGCGAGTAAGCGCCATGCCGCTCAAGAAATCGGTCAGCAAGCCTGCGTTTCGGGCTAACGTGAAGGCGGAAGTGGCCGCAGGAAAGCCTCAGAAGCAGGCTGTAGCGATTGCGTACGCGGTCAAGCGTGAGGCAGCCAAGAAGGGCAAGAAGTAACCACATGGCAAACACCACCGGCATCGTGAAGGCAGGCGAAGTTGCCAATGTCGGTGGGAACGCCCCGTCCGATAAGGACAAGGGCGACACGCTGGCGGTCATGCGCAGCCGCCTCAAAATGGCGATGGCCGCGTACTCGGACAGCCGCGAGGACGAACTGGACGACCTCCGGTTTATGGCTGGCTCGCCCGACAACCAGTGGCAGTGGCCCGCCGACGTGCTGGCGACGCGCGGGTCGGTGCAAGGCCAGACGATCAACGCACGGCCTTGCCTGACGATCAACAAGCTGCCGCAGCACGTCCGGCAGGTGACGAACGAGCAGCGCCAGAACCGGCCCAGCGGCAAGGTCATCCCGGCGGACGACAAGGCTGACATCGAAGTCGCGGCCATCCTCGACGGCGTGGTCAAGCACATCGAGTACATCTCGGACGCGGACGTCGCCTACGACACGGCCTGCGACAACCAAGTGACGTACGGCGAAGGCTACATCCGCATCCTGACCGAGTATTGCAGCGAAGACAGCTTTGACCAAGACCTCAAGATTGGCCGCGTCCGCAACGCCTTCAGCGTCTACATGGACCCGACGATCCAAGATCCTTGCGGCGCGGACGCCGAGTGGTGCTTCATCACGCAGGATATGACGAAGGAAGAGTACGAGCGGTGCTTTCCTGACGCGTCGCCTATCTCGACGCTCATGTCGCAGGGGATCGGCAACGAGTCGATCTCGGCGTGGCTCAACGAAGACACCGTCCGCATCGCGGAGTATTTCTACTACAAGCACAAACGCGCGGTGCTGCACCTCTACCCTGACAACCAGACCGCGTTTTCCAAAACGCCTCGCGACAAGCAGCTTATGGCGCTGTTTGGCGCCCCCATCCGCAGCCGCGACGTTGACCGCAAGACGGTCATGTGGATGAAAACTAACGGCTTTGACGTTCTTGAGGAGCGCGAGTGGGCCGGCAAGTGGATTCCTGTTGTCCGCGTGATCGGTAACGAGTGGGAAGTCGAAGGTCAGGTCTACATCTCGGGTCTCGTGCGCAACGCCAAGGACGCGCAGCGCATGTACAACTACTGGGTCAGCCAGGAAGCCGAGATGCTCGCGCTGGCACCCAAGGCACCGTTCATCGGCTACGGCGGCCAGTTCGAGGGCTACGAGCAGCAGTGGAAGACCGCCAACACGACCAACTGGCCGTATCTGGAGGTCAACCCTGACGTTACGGACGGTCTGGGCGGCTCGCTGCCGCTGCCGCAGCGCGCACAGCCGCCTATGGCGTCCAGCGGGCTGCTACAGGCCAAGGCAGGCGCCGGCGAGGACATCAAGGCCACGACAGGCCAGTACGACGCCTCGCTGGGCATGTCGGGCAACGAGCGGTCGGGCAAGGCCATCATGGCCCGCGAGAAGCAAGGCGACGTTGGGACGTACCACTACGTCGATAACCTTGCCCGCGCGATCCGGCATGTCACGCGCCAACTTGTCGATATGATCCCTAAGATTTACGACACGCAGCGCGTCGCCCGCATTATCGGCGTGGACGGCACGGTCGATATGATCAAGATCAACCCGGAGCAGCAGCAGCCGGTCAACGAAATCCGCGACCAGAACGGCGCACTGCTCGAAAAAATCTACAATCCAACGGTCGGCACCTACGACGTTATGGTCACAACCGGCCCAGGCTACATGACCAAGCGTCAGGAAGCTCTCGACGCCATGAGCCAGATCCTGCAAACCAACCCACAACTGTGGTCGGTGGCGGGCGATCTGTTTATCAAAAACATGGATTGGCCGGGTGCGCAGGAGATGGCCGAGCGGTTTAAGAAGATTCTGGACCCCAAGGTGGTCGCAGACGGCGATCAAAGCCCCGAGATGATGGCCGCCAAGCAGCAGATCGACGTCCTCACGCAGGAACTCAATCGCACTGTGGATGCGATCGAGCAAATCCAGCAGTCGGCGGAGGTCCAAAAGGTCCAAGTCGATCAGTTCGAGGCCCAGATCAAGGCTTACGACGCCGAAACCAAGCGCATTGTGGCCGTCCAGAACAGCATGACACCCGAGCAAATCCAAGACATCGTGCTGGGCACTCTTCACGCGGCGATGGACTCGGGCGATCTGGTTGCGCCGACCATGCAGCAGCCCGACATGGGTAGCTTTGGCGGGGAGGAACCCGCAGAAGGGCCTATGGAGGCCCCCGAGATGCCCATGCAGCCTGAGCAGCCCGAGATGGCTATGGAAGCGCCTGAGATGCCCATGCAGCCCCCTGAAGGAATGATGGAATGAAGTCCTGCGCTGACTTTATCGGTTCGCTGTTTCTGGCGCGGGATGTCGCCCATTCCGTTCACCTGAACACGCGCAGCTTTTCCAAACACACGGCGCTGGGCACGTTCTACGACGAGATCGTGGATCTTGCGGACAGCTTGGTGGAACAGTACCAAGGTGAGTACGGCCTGATCGGCCCTATCTCGCTGATGAGCGCCAAGAAGACGACCAACATCGTCGAGTTCCTTGAGGACCAACTGGCCGATCTGCAAAAAGCGCGGTATACTGCGTTTGAGAAGGACGATACGTCGATCCAGAACGAGGTTGACAACATCGTCAAACTGTATCGCACCACGCTCTACAAACTGCGCTTTCTGGCATAAGGACGCAACATGGTCGCTCTCTCTTCTCTTGCCGGCGCCGGGTGGCAGTTCTTCGGGAACAACGGCCTGCCGTTGGCCGGCGGCAAGCTGTTCACCTACGCCGCAGGCACGACCACGCCGCTGGCAACGTACACCAGCAGCAGCGGAGCGACCCCGCACGCCAACCCGATCATTCTGGACAGCGCAGGCCGTGTACCCAACGAAGTGTGGCTTACCTCGTTGGCGTCGTACAAGTTCACGCTAAAAACGGCAGCCAACGTCGAAATTTGGACCAAGGACAATGTCCCAGGTATTGCTACCTCTGCGGATTTGGACGCGTTCATAGCTTCTTTGGCTTCGTCTAGCGGAGCGTCGCTAATCGGCACACCTCTCGGCATTACTCAGGCTGCGGTCGATAATAGCCTAGTTATGATGGCCCCTTGGATCGGCGCGGCGGGCGACGGAACGGACTGCACGGCAGTTGTTAACGCATATCTTGCGACCAAGACTAGGCTTCATTTTCCGGCACGCGTCGGCACTCGGGCCACCTCGCGTTATGGCATCACGGGGCCATTGCTGGTAAAGCAAAGCGGTACGCACATCTCGTTTGACAAGGGCGCAAGGCTTGTTCCTGTCGGCGGCGTAAACCCCGGCGGCGGCATTCGCATCGAAGGCGAAAAACCCACCTCTTGGGTAAGCCTTTCGGCTGATTTTCTCGACGGCACCAATACACTTACCGTAGCAACCGATCCCGGCTGGCAAATTGGCGATTGGCTGGAAATCCGTTCAGATGCTCTTATCGTTGGGTGCCCCAACGTCTCTGGACTTAACAAGATTGGCATTGGCCGAAAGATTACAGCGCGAACCGGCGCAGGGCCGGTTACGTTCACGCTGCAAAACGCGACGCCCTATAATTTCTTGATCGCAGACAACGCCATTGTAGGCAAATGCACGATGATTGAAGACGTCGTGATTGACTGCGCTCAAATAAATGATGAAGAGTTCGGCGCAAATATCGTGTGGTTTCCGTTTTACCTAAAATACTGCGCAAACGTCACACTTATTAACCCGACCGCTTATGGGTCTAAAGCGCCTTACGGGCCTGACGACGCTAGAGGTGACTTCATCAAAATTTGGAATGTCATTAACCTCAATATTCAAAACCCATTCATGCGACACGGCGGGTACTACGGCCTTTCCATCTCGGGTTGGACTGAGCAGCTTCGCAGCTACGGCGGGGTTATGGAGGATGTGCGCCACGCAGTTTCGTTTGTGCAGCTCGACCCTGCTTTTGTCCCTTTAGACGCCTACGGCCAGCCGATCAACGCGGTTATAGACGGAATGACGGCGCTCTATACGACGCTTTCAGGGTTTGATACGCATGACACTGGGCGGGACATCATCTTCAGATCCTGCGTTTCCGAGTTCGCGGGGGATGATGGTTTTCAGGCCCGGACGACCAATGTGTTTTTTGATCATTGCATTGCGCGCAATTCGGTTTTTGATGGGTTTAGCCAAAGCAGTTTTCCCGGCGCGGTCACGTTTGCGTCTGGCCTTCAAGCGATGAACTGTCAATCCTTGGACAACGGACGCCTAGGTGTCAACTGGGGTGAAGGTTGGGGCCATTGGGTCGGGGGCAGGATTGAACGAAACCGATCCCCAGATGCACGCGGCCCTGGGTCGGTGGCGGGAGGGCTTGGCGCAATCATGCACAGCGGCTTGATTGAAGGGGCCAGCATTACTGGAAACTTTGGTACAACAGCGATCCAGCATGGGTCCATCGCTGCGACGTTTACCGCGACTATCAGCGATGGAAGCGGCGGGTCGGGCACTGTGTTGACGGTTACAGCAAAGGCATTTGGCAACCTTACAATTGGGGCTGTCATCACAGGCGCAGGGATCTCTGCCAATACGACCATTGTTTCACAATCGTCAGGGACTACGGGCGGTATTGGGGTCTATGTTGTAAGCACCAGCCACCTTATCACACCGGGCATCTCGATGAACTCGTTGAACGGCCAAGGGCCGCTGCTCGTAACTAACAACCGCGCTCAAGGCTCCGTTGACCAAACATCGTTTATTGGCGCCGTTCCCGGTTTTAACCTTGGCTTGGCCACGCTGGTAGACAACGAAATTTCTGGTTACGGAAACAACCTGTTTCAAAATTTTGGGACATCGACGGGCATTTCTCCGGTTACTCGGGGCAATCATACGACGACGACAGGCTCGCTGCGGCAGGGCCGCGCGACGCTTGTTGCTGGAACAGTGACGGTCGCAAATACCGCAGTCCGCAATAAGGCATCGGCGGCGTTTGGCGAAGCCATACTAAGCAATGTTAGCCTGCGTAGAGTGACGCCGGGTGGCACCATCGGAGCACTATCAGTTTCCATTATTGATAGCACCTCGTTTACGATTACATCAACTAGCGCACTTGATACATCTGTAGTGCAATGGACTATGGATTTGTGATGCCGGGGGCCGACAACAATGTTGACGCGGGCAACAACACCGGCTGGAACTTCGGTTACACGCCGCAGACTGCGTACAAAAACCCGATGCAGCTTCGGTCGTTTACAGAAAGGACAAGTTTCTAATGGCTTTGACCCTCAAGGCTGTCACCTCGTGCCTGGGGTATCAGCAAATCACTTCACTCAGCGCCTCAACGGGCCTGACGGTTCCAACCACGGACCCGAGCGGTAACAAGCAGCAGCCGACGATTGCGCTGATCGTCGCCGAGACACAGGGCGTGCGCTGGCGCGACGATGGCACCGCACCGACTGCGTCGATCGGTATGCCGCTCGCAACCGGCGTGTTGCTCCAATACGACGGTGATCTATCCAAAATCCGGTTTATTGAGCAGACCGCCAGCGCCAAGCTGAACATCAGTTATTACGCATAGCATTGACGGGCGCTGCCCGAACATGTTACGCTTGAAACTACCGTACCGGCGAGGCTCACCGGGAATCCCATAGGGGTTAGTTATGGACGAAAATGTCCCATTTGAAGCGGATGCCTCCGCGCCAGAACTGGAAGCCACGGCAGCAGTCCAGCCTGAAGACAATCTTGCGCCGGAAACGCCGATCGAACAGGAAGCACCCAAGTCTTTCACGCAGGAAGAACTGGACGCAATCGTCGGCAAGCGCCTCGCACGCGAGCAGCGCAAATGGGAAAGAGAGCAGGCTCAACGGCAGGCTGACCTTCAGGCGCTTCGCGCACCTGTAGACATCCCGTCCCAAGAGTACTTCAACTCGCCAGAGGACTACGCGGAAGCGTTGGCCGAACGGAAAGCTGAAGATCTGGTTGCTCGGCGGGAAGCCGCCAAGCAGCAGTCTGCCCTCTTGGAGCAGTATCAGACGAAAGAGGAAGAGGCGCGGGATAAGTACGACGACTTCGAGCAAGTCGCCTACAACCCCAACCTTCCTGTGACGGATGTGATGGCTCAAACGATCCAGGCATCGGACATTGGCCCCGACGTAATCTATTACCTCGGTTCCAACCCGAAAGAAGCCCAGCGGATCTCCCAAATGGCTCCGTACATGCAGGCAAGAGAGATCGGACGGCTTGAAGCTAAACTTAGCGACAATCCGCCCACCCGGAGGACATCAACCGCCCCGGCACCGATTGCGCCTGTCACAGCCCGTACCAAAGGTACGCCCGCTTTTGACACCACCGACCCACGGGCTGCAAAGTCCATGAGTACCTCGGAATGGATCGAAGCGGAACGGATGCGGCAGATCAAGAAGTACGAGGCACAACGCAACCGTTAATTTGGGACGACCCACATGGCTAACTCGATTCTTACTATCGACATGATCACGCGCAAGGCGCTTGAGATTCTCGAAAACAACCTTGTTCTCACTCGCAACGTGAACCGCCAGTACGACGACAGCTTTGCTGTCGAAGGCGCCAAGATCGGTTCGACCCTGCGCATCCGTCTGCCTGACCGTGCGCTGGTGACTGATGGTGCTGCGCTTCAGGTGCAGGACGACAATGAGCAGTTCACTACGCTGACCGTTGCCAGCCAGAAGCACATCGGCGTGAACTTCACCTCTGCCGAACTGACCATGCAGCTTGACGACTTTGCCGACCGCGTTCTCAAGCCGCGTATCTCGCAGCTTGCGGCCAGCATCGACGCTGACGTCGCCAACGCCTACAAGCAGATCTACTCGTCGGTCGGCACCCCCGGCACGACCCCGGCGACTTCGCTGGTTCTGCTTCAGGCGCAGCAGAAGCTGAACGAATACGCTGTTCCGATGAACACCCGTTACGCCACCGTCAATCCGGCTGCTAACGCCGGCCTGGTCGAAGGCATGAAGGGTCTGTTTAACCCGGTCGATACCATCAGCCGCCAGTTCAAGAACGGCATGATGGGCGAAGGCGTGCTGGGCTACGACGAAATCAACATGTCGCAGTCGATCAAGCAGCACACCACGGGTTCGCGCAACGTCACCGGCACCGTCACCACCACTGTCTCGACAGAAGGTCAGTCCACGATCAACCTTTCGGGCCTCGGCGCAAACGCTACGCTCGCGGCGGGCGACGTGTTCACGATTGCGGGCCGGTTCTCGGTTAACCCGCAGACCCGTGAATCGACCGGCGCGCTCCAGCAGTTTGTTGTCACCGCCGCAGCGACCGCTGACGGCTCGGGCAACGCTACCGGCGTGCAGATCAGCCCTGCGATCTACACCGCCGCCAACGCGCTGGCGACTGTCAGTTCGTTCCCGACTGCAAGCGATGTGACGACCTTTGTCGGTGCGGCTTCGACCAGCTACCCGCAGAACCTCATCTACCAGAAGAACGCCATCACGTTCGCCACCGCCGACCTTCTGCTTCCGCAGGGCGTCGATATGGCAGCGCGCGCGGTTCACAACGGCATCTCGCTCCGCGTTGTTCGTCAGTACGACATCAACAACGACCGTATGCCTTGCCGTATCGACGTGCTGTATGGTTTCAACACCATCCGCGCGCCGATGGCCGTCCGTCTCTGGGGCTAACATTCTGGGCGGGCTTCGGCCCGCCCACACTTTGAAAGGTTAATCCAATGGCACTTCCCTTTGTTGGCGGCGGCTATCAGAACAATGATGGCAACCTGAATGAAATCGTCCTGGGCAAGATGGCGGCGCCTTTGACGGCGGCTGGCGATGCAACCCTGTCCACGGCGCAGCTTCTCGGGGGCATCCTCCTCGGCTCGCCGGGTACTTCGGCTGCTGCGTACACGACGCCGACCGGCACGCAGATCGACACGGCGCTTGAAAACGCCAAGATCGGTTCGACGTTCGACCTGTCGATCGTCAACGTCAACGGCAGTTCGTCGGGCGTCATCACTCTGACCGCCGGCACGGGCGTCAGCACGGTCGGCCTGATGACTGTGGTCGCAACGGCGGGCACGGCGCAAATGTTCCGGTTCCGCAAGACCGGCGTCGGCACGTACACTGTCTACCGCATCGCGTAAGAGTGGGCGGGCTTCGGCCCGCCCATTTCCAAAGGATTTTTCATGGCGGTTATCTATCTCAGTCATCCGGTCCACGGCGCCAAGGTCGCCACGATGGAAGCCGAAGCGATTTATGATGAAATGAACGGCTGGACGCGCTATGACCCCGAGACGCAGTCGTCAGACGCGGCAGTTCCTGCTAACGAACTGGCGGTAAAACGTCGGGGCCGCAGGCCCGCAGTGAAGGACGGACTTGATGACGACGGCGAGCGACCAGATTAACGGCGCATTGCAACTGATCGGCCAACTTGCCGAAGGCGAAACCCCTTCGGCTGCAACGTCGGCAGATGCACTTGAGGCGCTTAACCAGATGCTCGACTCGTGGAGTACGGAACGACTCGCCGTGTTCTGCACTCAAGATCAAGTCGTCAACTGGCAGCCCGGTACGCGGACGGCCACGCTCGGCCCGACCGGCACGCTTACTCCCGTCGATCCCCTTGTGGTCCTCAACCGCCCCGTGCTGGTTGACGACGCGACCTACTTCAGAGATCCGGCCACCGGCATCAGCTACGGCCTCAAGCTCATAAACCAGCAGCAGTACAACGGCATCGCGGTCAAGACCGTGACCTCAACGTACCCGCAGGTGCTGTGGGTCAACATGACCTACCCCGACATCGAGTTGGCGGTGTACCCAGTGCCGACCAAGTTGCTGGAGTTCCATATCGTATCGACCAAAGTGCTGGACCAGCCGGCAGACCTAGCGACCACGCTTGTGTTTCCGCCGGGGTATCTGCGCGCGTTCCGCTACAACCTCGCCTGCGAGATCGCGGCGATGTTTGGCGTCGAGCCGACCCGCCAGGTGCAGCGCATCGCCATGACCAGCAAGCGCGACATCAAACGCATCAACAACCCGAATGCCATCATGTCGCTGCCGTACTCCATCGTCGCGACGCGCCAGCGGTTTAACATCTTCGCGGGCAATTTCTAATGAAGACCCCGATTCTAGGCAGCGCCTACGTCGCCCGCAGCGTCAACGCTGCGGACAATCGCATGGTGAACCTGTTCCCGGAGATCGTTCCTGAGGGCGGCAAAGAGCCTGCGTTTCTTCAGCGCGCGCCAGGGTTGAAGTTCCAGCAGACGGTCGGCACCGGGCCGATCCGTGGGCTGTGGGCGCACCAGACCAACGGCAGCGACTTCTACGTTGTGTCGGGCAGCGAACTCTACAAGCTCACCAGCCTGACCGGCACGCCGACGTTGATCGGCACTGTGGCGGGCACTGGGCCTGTGTCGATCGCCGACAACGGCACGCAGCTATTCATCGCGACCAACCCCAACGGCTATATCTACAACGAAGTGACGGGCGCGTTTGGGCAGATCACGGACCCGGACTTCCCCGGCGCGGCAACCGTCTCATACCTCGACGGCTACTTTGTGTTCAATGAACCGGGCAGCCAAAAAATTTGGGTGACGCAGTTGCTGGACGGCACCAGCATCGACCCGTTGGAATTTGCCAGCGCGGAAGGCTCGCCTGACGGCGTCGTGGCGGTGTTTACCGACCACCGCGAACTGTGGGTGTTTGGTACAGACACAACGGAAGTCTGGTACAACACCGCAGGGCTTGACTTTCCACTCAGCCCTATCCCCGGCGCGTTCAACGAACTGGGCTGCGCGGCCCCCCACTCCGTCGCCAAGATGGACAACCAGATTTACTGGCTCGGCCAAGACGCGCGCGGACGCGGCATGGTCTACCGGGCGTCTGGCTACATCGGCCAGCGCGTCTCGACGCACGCGATCGAATGGCAGATCCAACAGTACGCCGACATCGCGGATGCAACGGGCTACACATACCAGCAGGACGGCCACAGCTTCTACGTCCTGAACTTCCCGTCAGCCAACGCAACGTGGGTCTACGACGCGGCGACCGGCGCGTGGCACGAGCGCGCCGGGTTTGAGAATGGAGAATTTACGCGCCACCGCGCCGACAACATGTGCAACTTCGAAGGCAACATCGTTGTCGGCGATTTTGAAAACGGCAACCTCTACACCTTTGACCTTGAGGTGTTCCAAGACAACGGCCAGCCGCAAAAATGGCTGCGCTCGTGGCGCGCGTTGCCGACCGGCTCAAACACCCTCAAGCGTACGGCGCAGCACAGCCTCCAGCTAGACTGCGAGACGGGCGTCGGGCTAAACAACGGCCAAGGCAGCGACCCCCAAGTGATGCTACGCTGGTCGAGCAACGGCGGCCATACCTGGTCGAACGAACACTGGGTGTCGATGGGCAAGATCGGCGAGTACGGCGCCCGCGCCATCTGGCGCCGGCTTGGCATGACGCTAAAGATTCGCGACCGCGTTTACGAGGTGTCGGGGACCGACCCCGTCCGCATCTACATCATGGGTGCGGAACTGGCCCTTAGCGGGACGCTGTACTGATGGCGTCGGAGCCGATCAACCCCACGCAGATCACGCCGCCGCGCGTTGCGTTCATCGACGATCGCACGGGCGCGGTCAGCCGTGAATGGTATCGGTTCTTCCTCTCGCTGCGCGACGCGTCGATCTACGCGCAAGAAGAGGCGCCGGAACCGAACGCATCATCGTTGCTGGCCTCCTACGACGCCATGCTGGCCGATCTGGCGCAAGAAACCCGAGAGCAACCTTTGGGGCCTTCGGTCGATGACGTGGCGGTCTTGCAGACACAGATCGTAGACCTCGAACTGGAGCCGCCCTGCGCAACGCTAGACGAAGCGGCAAGCCTTCAGACGCAGATCGTAGACATTGAACTGGAGCCGCCCTGCGCGTCTATCGAAGATGTGTCGGTCTTGCAGACGCAGGCGCAGGATTTGGCCGAAGCCATTCTGCCCGACCCGCAGACATTTTTGCCGCCTATCTGGTCGGCCATCCAAGATTTGGCGCTTGCGCCCAGCGTGATTGTCCCCACAGCGTCGGCTGCCGCAGGGGCGGGCACGGTAACGAGCGTTGATGTTTCCGGAGGTGTTACGGGGTTCGCGTTCAGTGGCGGTCCTGTCACCAGCAGCGGCACTATCACCATGTCGGTGTCAAACGCGGCCACTGCACGCACGGCTCTGGGATTGGCTACTATAGCGGCGACAGGCGACGCTGCGGACTTGACCGGCAATCTGGCTGTTGCGCGATTTAACAGCGGCACGGGCGCAAGCGGGACAACCTTTTGGCGCGGTGATGGTACGTGGGCAACGCCTAGTGGTGGTGGCTACACAGTCACGACATCCTCGAGCAGCTCCTATACCGAGACGGCTACGAGTGGTGACAAGGTTGTTATTCTCACATTTTCGGCTGCTTCCACAGTCAACGTAACACTGCCCTCCGCAGTGGGTAATACGGCGCGTTTGACATTCAAGCGGAGTTCGACTGCGGCGTTTATCTACTCGCTCATAATTACAGCAGCAGGATCTGAGACTATTGATGGTAGCGCGACATTTACCGCCCCACTGCAATACACAGCGATCACTTTGATCTCTGATAACGCGAACTGGTTTGTGATATGAGCTACACACCCTCAAAAGAATGGCTTCTGCGCAAAGAAAACACCTCCGCCCTTATTAACACGACTGCACTGCAAAAAATGTTTAGCGTGACACCCAACGGGGCGATGATCCTGCCGCGCGGCCTGTTTTTGGTTGATTGGTTCTTTTCGGTGGAGAATATGAGTACGACAAGCGGTAACGCATTGGTCAGTCTGTTGGGGGCTGGGACCGCGTCACTATCGTCGTCACTATTGCACGCAATCGGCATCGACGGGGCTGAGGACACCATTGCCACGCAGAATGGTAAGTATGTGAAAACCTCTACCGCCACCACCGGTAACTTGTTCACTGCAAACGCAAATACAAACATGATGGCGCAAATCAAGGCTACGATATTCGTCATTACCGCCGGAACGATAATTCCATCAATAGGCCTAACAACGGCGACTGGCGCAGCAAACATCGTGCCGGGTTCGTACTGTTATGTCAGGCAACTTACAGAGTGGAGTCCCACCACACTAGGGAATTTGTCATAATGCCTGCGTACGTTGACAGTGAAGGTAACCGCCACTGGCTGGACGCCGAACCCGTGCCGGGTGTCCACCGCGACGACCTCGTGCCCGCGCCCGATCCATTGCCATCATCGGACGCTTCCGATATTATCCCGCAATCAGTTGAGGATTGACCCATGTCCGTATCTATCAGCAACATCATCCCGGCGAAGATCGCTGAGGCGTCGCAGACGACGCAGTACACCTCGACGGGTGTCCAGACGATCATCGACAAGTTCACGGCGACCAACTACAGCGCCGTGGCCGCGACGCTCAGTGTGAACCTGGTGGCGTCAGCCGGGTCGGCGGGCGACAGCAACCTGATCGTCAAGACTAAGACGCTTCAGCCTGCCGAGACGTACACGTTCCCTGAACTGGTCGGCCATGTGCTGCCGGTGGGTGGGTTCGTCTCGACGATCGCTGGAACGGCGACCTCGATCAACATCCGCGCTTCGGGCCGTCTGGTGAGCTGATGCCTTCTTTCGTAGTCCTCTCGCTTCCTCGTTCGCGGTCAGCTTGGCTGTCCCGCTTTCTGACGTACGGCGATTGGGTTTGCGGGCATGAAGAACTTCGGCATTTTCGCTCCTTAGAGGACGTAAACCTGTGGTTCGACCAACCCAACGTGGGTTCGGCGGAAACAGCGGCGGCGCCGTGGTGGCGTCTGCTGGAATACTTCGCACCTGACACCAAGGTCGTCGTCGTGCGCCGCCCGGTCGATGAGGTGTTTGACAGTCTCATGCGGCTCCCAAGGTGTACGTTTGACCCTGCCGTATTGATGCCGCTGCTGTGCAAGATGGACTGCAAGTTGGACCAGATCGCCGCACGGCTGCCCAACGTGTTGACCGTGAACTTTGCCGACCTAGAGGGCGAGGACGTATGCGCCCGCGTGTTTGAGCATTGCCTGCCGTACAAGCACGATTCGGCGCACTGGGCGGCGCTGGCAAACGTGAACGTTCAAGCCAACATGCCTGCGCTGATGCGGTACATGCAGGCGTATGCGCCTGCGATCGAAAAGATGACCTCTATGGCTAAACGCAAGATCTTGTCAGCTATGGCACTACGCAAAGCGGTCCCGCCGGCGGGCGTAACGTTTCAGGAAGAAGATTTTGACACTTGGCTGAAGGACGCCAAGAGCCTGATCGAAGATCATTTGGTCGTCATCGCGGAATCCCCGGACAACTGGAAGACCAAAAACCTGCACCTGATGCGAACCCTGTACGACCTCGGGGCCATGCAGATAATGACCGCGCGCAGCAATGGCCGGATGTTCGGCTATCTGATGACGCTCATATCGCCGTCGATGGTGTCGCCCAACCTGACCTCAGCCACCAATACGGCGTTCTATGCGTCGCCTGAGTTTCCGGGGCTAGGCGCGAAGATACAGCGTGAATCTATAAAGGCGCTCAAAGAAAAGGGCGTTGACGAAGTGTTTTTCGAGGCAGGACAGAGGGGTTCCGGCCCTCGTCTCTCCGTGCTATACAAGCGCCTAGGCGCGCAAGAACACGGGCAGGCTTTCCGTATGCAATTGAGCGGAGTTTAGCATGGGTATCGCAGCAGCAGCAGCAATCGGCGCGGTAGGTGCGATCGGCGGCGGTCTTATCGCATCGGGCGGCGCCAAGAGTGCCGCGCGAACGCAAGAGCAGGCAGCCCGTGACGCACAGGCCGCGCAGGAGCGGATGTTCGAGAAGCAGATCGCGCTTCAGGAGCCGTTCCGGCAAGGCGGCATAGCCGCGCAGAACCGGCTGTTCACGCTGCTGGGGCTTGACCCCAACGCGGGCAGGCCCGCAGTACCCAGCGGCGGCGGTATGCAGACGTACCAGACGCCGTACGGCACGTTCAATCTTCCCGCTGGCGGAATGGGTGGTACGGCGCCGGCGACGAACGCGCAGGGTATCGTCGTCGATCCCAACAGCCCCGACTTCGGCAAGTACGCTCGCGACTTCGGTATGCAAGACTTCAAGCAAGACCCCGGCTATGCGTTCCGGCTGTCCGAAGGCCAGAAGGCCATTGAGCGGTCGGCAGCAGCGCGCGGCGGTCTTCAGTCTGGTTCGGCCCTTAAGGCGGCGGCGCGGTTTGGGCAGGATTTGGGCAGCCAAGAATATCAGAGCGCGTTCAACCGCTACCAAATCAATCGAGCCAACCAGCTTAACCCGCTTCAGTCGCTGATGGGCGCAGGGCAGTCGGCGGCCAACACTCTGACCAGCGCGGCGGGGCAGCAGGGGCAGAACCAAGCGCAGAACATCTACGGCGCGGGGCAGGCCCGCGCGTCAGGTTACATTGGTAGCTCTAACGCGTTGGCAGGGGCGTTGCAGGGTATTGGCAACACGGCGTCAAATTATCCGCTGTACCAAGCCCAGACGAACTATCTCAATAGTATGGCGGGCGGCGGCTTTGGTGCGGGTGGTCTGCCAACGGCGTTGGAAAGCCAATACATGGCACTTGACAGCTTGCGAGGTACTCCCATCGCGTTTGGAGGCAACTGATGCCCAATCAAATGATTGCGCTTGGCGCGCGCGCGCCTCAAGTTGATCCGCTGGGCGGCGCTATCCGCAACAACGCGGCCATGATCAGCATGGCAGCGCAGCAGCAGGCTTTGCAGCGCCAGAACGCGATTGCGGAGCAGAACCTGCGCATTCAACAAGCGCAGGAGCAGCGCGCGAGCGCCGCGGCAGGACAGGCAACCACCGCTGCTGAAATTGCAAATAATGCCGCTCGACTGAAGTATCATAGCGATCTGGCGGTTAAGGTTAGGTCGCCTGAAGGCTATGCAAATTGGTTGGCCGGCGTAGCCAAGGAAAGTCCCGATCTAGCCCGCGCGTTTGAGCTTAATATGCCGCCTGAGCAATTTACCTCCTATGGGTTGCAGTTTATGATAGGCACCGCAGAGCAGGCGTTTAACGCACGCTACCCCAAGGCAGTAGCCAGCACGCAGCTTACGCCGAAAGGTGGTCTTATGACCTCGGTCGCGTCGGGCATCCCCGGCGCGTCATATTCCGTTCCACAACCCGACATCAGCCAGCCGCTTAATCGCGCGGCTCCAACCGCGCCGCCCACAACTCCGTCAAACGTACCTGCCCGCGCAACGCGCGGCAGTGCCACTACTCCGCAAGATTTGCTGCGCCAAGGCGTAGACCCAAATAGCATCCCTTCAGGAAACCCGCTGCAACCGATGTCGGCGGTCAACAACGGTGCCGATCTTCAAGGTATCGTGCAGAACATGATGCAGACTGGCGTCGTGTCACAATCGGATTTTGCCGTGCTTCAGCAGACCGCAGGGCCTGAAAAAGCAGGTGAATTGGCGCAAGTGCTCCGCGCCAACAACATTAGCATTATGCCTTCTGAATCTATGGGTGGTATGCGCTCGGCGGTCTATCGCCCCGACCAAGACGGAATGCCTTTTCAGCGCGCTACCCAAGGTGGCGAGACGCCGACGATGCAGCAGGTTCAATACGATCCATCTGCGTATCGGCAGGCGCAGGCCAAATCACCCATGCAATCGCCGCTGCCTGGCTCGGCTGCCGTGCCGCTTCCGCGTGTGCGAGGGCAATCTGCGGCGGAAGAAAGCGGGAAACAGGGTGTGCGCGTTGCCACTGAACCCCAAATCGTTGCGGGCCAAGAGCGCGTCAAGCGCCTTGAAAAACTGCGCGGCGATTTACCGAAAGCCCGTGCGGAAACCGACGCGGTCGTTAGTGACCTCACGCAAAAGATACAGGCTATCGACGAATTTTTGCGGAACCCATACCGCAACGCCATTATCGGGCCTATTGAAGGTAATCTCCCTGATTTTCTAGCTGTCGGTGAACGCGGAAACGCGCTGGCGCAGTGGAAATTCATTACTAATAACACTACGCTGCAAAAACTGATTGATGACCGCAAGTCCACTGAAACTGGCGCATCGCCGCAAGGCGTCGTTTCTGATCGCGATTTGAGCGTGGCCGCCAGCGCGGCGACTAAAGTAACACGGACAGGCACGCCTGAATTTAACGAAAGAGAATTACAGCGTATCCGTGACCTTTGGTACGCTACACGCGAACGCGCGATTCGAGGGTATAGCGATACCTACCGTGAAGTTATGGGGCCTGGATTCGCTGTATCCGCAAAGCCTGTCGCACCAAAATACCGCCCCCGCACGCAAGGCGGCGCCGGGATGCCTAGCACAGGTGATCCTGAAATGGATGCTATCATGCGTAAGCATGGGGGGAAATAATGGCCGACTACACGGTAGACCAGATCAAACAGGCCATTCGTAACGCCGATAGAGCCGGCGATAGCGCGGCGGTTCGGGCGCTGGGTAAACGTCTGGCAGAGATGAGTCGGCAGCCGTGGTATCAGTCGGCGCTGTCGGGTTTTGAGCGCGGCGTCAAGCCGGTCGCGGAGACTGTCAGCGCGCTAGACCCGACAAAGTACGTCGCCAACGCGATGACGGATTACTTCATTCCTGGCGCTCGCCAACGCGGCGAAAAAGCCTTGGCCGCGCAGGCCCAGCAAGCGCAGCAGCAGAACCCAAATTGGTTTACCACCGGAAATATCCTCGGCGAAGCCGCGGCTACTGCGCCTCTTATTTCGCTTGGTGGGGCGGGGCTGGCGGACCTTGGCGGCGTTATTGCGTCGCGCTCTGCCCCCGGCGCTGTCAGAAGCGTAGCCCGCGCGGCCCAGCAAGTCGGTCGAGCTACTCAGCGCGGCGGCATTGGCGTGCGCGGTGTGACGCGTGGAGCGGTTAAAAAAGGCGCGCCTGTGGCCGGCACTCGTTCGGGTCGGATGGGTTTGCGTGTGGCGGGCGGTGCTATCTCTGGCGGGGCGGGTGCGGCTCTTACAGACAAAGATGTGACCGACGCAATGCTCTCCGGTTCCGTGGTCCCCGTTGCGGGCACCATCGCTAGGCGAGGTCTGGGCGGGGCATATGACTTTTTGACGCGGCGCGTAGGTGAAGTGAAAGCTGCGCAAATCTTGCGCAACTTGATCACGGATAAGTCGTCTGGAATTATAGAGGCGTTGAAAAACGCACCGAAAAACATTCAGGCGAACACTGCCGAATTTTTGGCCTCAAAAGGTTTGCTCACGCCTGAGCTTGCCGCCGCAACAAAGATTGTTAGCGCGGGTAAGGCCAGCAAGCCTTTGGAGCGTGTCGCGCAGGCGCGCGCGGCAGAGCAAAACGCAATGCGGGCGACTATTCGCGGTGGCGAGACCCAGACAGAAGCTATGGGTAATATCGGCGCCGCCAAGCAACAGGTCCGCGCCGAGACGGAACCCCAGCGCATTGAGCAGTTGGGTCTTGCCGATATTGGGCGCACGCAGATTTTGCCTGCTGAACGACAAGCCGCCGCGTCTACTGCCTTGGCTAAGGAACTAGAGGATAACGCACGGCGACTCGCGGGTTCTGCGGTGTACCACGGTGAATCGCCGATGTTCACCAAAGGTGCCGATGTCGCTTCATACGAGGCCGGTAGAGCGGCTGATGACGCGCGTGACGCGGCTCAAGTCGCCGCCAACTTGCGCGCGCAGGGTCTTCAGCCGCTGGATATCTCGGGGGTTATCTCAAAATTGCGTACGTTGGCGGCGGATGCGGAAGATGTCGCGCCAGATCGCGCCAATGTGTTTTCCAGTTTTGCTGACGCACTGGCTCGACGCGCCGCCAAGTTCGGCGGTGTTATCGACGCCACTGGGTTGCATCTCGCGCGGCGTGAGATGGGTCAGTTTGTCGCCAGCACATTGAAGGGCGCAGACCCGAAGTCCATTCAACTTGGCACCGCGCAACTTATCGGAGAGGCGCAACCGCTTATTGACGACGCCATCACGGCTGCCGGCGGCAAAGGTTGGCGGGATTACCTTGATGCGTTTTCGCAGGGTATGCGAAATGTTGAGCGCAAGGACTTTGCGCGCAAACTGACCGCGCTTCCGGAAGAGCGCTATACCGAAGTCATGCGCGGCGGCGATCCTGAGTACGTTGCGGAGCATTTTGGCCCCGGGCGTTTTGACATCAACGTAGAGCTTACAGGGCCTGAAGGCGCGGCGGCGCAACGGCTGGCAACAGACATTACCGCGCAGCGCGCGGTGCAGCAGACTGGGCTTGAAGACTTGGGTGCTTCACAGCGTTTGGCGCTCCCGTCTGGCGCGCAGTCACGCGTCGCCGCAGCATTTGAGCCTGGCGTGGCTAACCTCTTTGCGCGTGGGCTTTCTAGAATTGCAGGCGGCGTTCCAGGGCTATACGGCAGCGGTCAGTTTGCGTCAGCAGCCGAGCAGGAACTGGCGAACAAACTATACGAAAGCACTATCGCTAAACTCGCGCCGGCGCTCGCGCGTCCTTCTGCTGCGAATCGTCTGCTAGGTGTACGGTCTGCGTCTGATTATCTGGGGGCGGCATCTGACTACGCGGGTGCTATGCCGCAAAGTTTTGCCGCGCAGACGGCAACACGCAACATGACTGCCCCGTTGCCAGCTGCGCCGGCGGCTGTCGGTATCGACCCCAACACAGGTTTTCCTGAGATTGATCCTGTGACAGGTGAAACTCTGATGGGCATTGGTAATTTTGAAGGCCAATCTTACCCCATCTACGGGCGTACCGAAGACAACCCCAGCGGCTCCTTGCGCGCCAAATCCGCGAGACGTTAACATGACCACGATCGACCAGACCGAAGCTCGCCTCAACACGCATGAGCAGGTTTGCGCCTTGCGGTACGAGGGACTTTGCGCCCGCCTGAAGCGCCTGGAAGGTATTGGCATTGCCGTGGCCGGCGCCATCATCATGCTGCTAGTCGGGATCATCGTAAAACTAAACTAGCTGAGGGATCACCCAATGCAAAAGTGGACCGACGACGAGTTTAGCGCCGCGTGGCGCGATTACGGCGGTGTACCCAACGCCGTAGCCAAACAACTCGGGTTAACTTACCGATCAGTCATGAAGCGCCGCGCCGCACTCGGCAAAAAAGGGGTCTTTTTAAACACGAACAAGCAAGGCAACGCTGGAGTGACCGGCGGCGAATGGCAGAACATAGGTCGTGCGTACCGGCGCGAGAACCAGTTCAATATCGACGAAGGCCACGTCATCATATTCTCCGACGCGCACTGGTGGCCGGATCAACCCAAGACAGCGTCGCACGAAGCCCTCTTGGCACTCATCAAGGTGTTGCGTCCGGTGGTGCTTGTAGCCAACGGCGACATCTTCGACGGCGCCCGCGTGTCGCGCCATGAGCCGCTGGGGTGGTCGGCGCTGCCCAGCGTCAAGGAGGAGATCGAGATCTGCGAGGATCATCTCCATGAATTGCACCTAGCCGCCGACCCCAAGCGATGCAACTTCTTCTGGAACGTCGGCAACCACGACGCGCGCTTCGACCGCAAGCTGGCCGCGCAGGCGTCGGAATACGAAGGCGTCATCCCCCGGCTGGAGGACAAGTTTCCGCGCTGGAACTTTGCGTGGTCGCTGATGCTCAACGACCATGTGATGATCAAGCACCGCTACCACAACGGCATCCACGCCACCTACAACAACACGCTTAAGAGCGGCAAAAGCATCGTTACCGGCCACCTTCACCGGCTTGCCGTCACGCCGTGGGCAGACTATAACGGCAGGCGCTGGGGTGTAGACACAGGCACACTGTCTGACCCGCTTGCCCCCCAGTTCGATTACGGCGAGAACAACCCGACGCCGCACACCAGCGGCTTTGCGGTCTTGACGTTTCGGGATGGTCGGATGTGCCCGCCAGAACTGGTGGAGGTGCTGGACGGCAAGGCGTACTTTAGAGGGAGTGTCGTGTCGTGAGCATCGTACTAGGCCAGCGTTCGCTGTCGCGCCTTGAGGGGGTCCACCCCGATCTGGTCCGCGTCGTCAAGAAGGCAGCGGCTATGTCGTCGCTTGACTTCACGGTGCTGGAAGGTCTGCGGTCGCTGGAGACGCAGCGGCGGTATGTCGCGGAGGGCCGCTCCAAGACGCTGAACTCGCGGCATCTGACCGGCCACGCAGTCGATCTGGCACCTATGATTGGTGGGTCGGTTGTGTGGGATTGGCCCCTGTATCACCGGCTGGCGAAGGTTGTGAAAGACGCGGCGAAAGCCGAGAACGTCCCGGTCCAATGGGGCGGCGATTGGCGGACCTTCAAAGATGGCCCGCATTGGGAACTGACTTGGAAAGCCTACCCGAAAGGAACTTGACCATGTTTAAGAAAATCCTCAAGTGGCTCGGCGCGCGGCTGCGCGAAAAGTCGACCTACGCTGGCCTTGGTGTGATCGCCGCAGTGGCCGGCGAACACGCCTTGGGCATCCAGATCGGCCAAGTCGGTCAGGCTGTCTCGCTGATCGTGGGCGGCGGTCTGGTGGCGGCTACGACACAGCCCTCCGCGGAGGATGTGATTCGCAACATCATCGACCATTAAGTTTTGCGGGCCATCATCCGCCCGATCCACACGACGTATTGCCCCAA